ATGAAACTGCCAATTACGATCGAGTACACATCAGGCGAGTTCGGTACATATACCGCGCAACCGCCAGAGTGGGCAAAGTGGGAGAACAAGACAGGTCAGACAATTTCACAAGCACAAGACAAGATTGGCATTGCCGATCTGCTGTTTCTTGCGTGGCATGCAATGAAGCGCGAAGCTGGTGGCAAGCCAATAAAAGGCTTTGAGATTTGGTGCGAAACAGTTGCCGACGTGACGGTCGGTGAGGTTCTCCCAAAAGCTACGCCGCCGGAAGCGTAAATCGCATACTGGTTGATCTGGCCTTGGCAACTGGAATTCCAATGAGCGAATGGCAGACGGCGGAGCAGATATACACAGCTCTTGAGATATTGGAGAAGCAACAAAATGACCGACAGCGTTGAGATTGCTTACGACAAGGCGGATCTGCGACGCGTCTTAGGCGCTTTTAAAGCTATGGACGAGGAAGCCACAGCTCAAGCAAGAAGAGAGTCAGGCGCGTTGGCAGACTTTGTCCAACGAAACATTTTTGAAGCTGCTGGCGCGCGTGGAGCGGTTGCTTCAAGAATTGCTCAAGGTTCTAAAGTCAGCAAGTCAAGCAAAATTGGCGAGATTAGTTACGGCTTTGCTTCTCAAAAGTTTTCTGGCGGCGGTACAACTCGCGATCTTTGGGGCGGAGAAGAGTTTGGATCTAACACATTTAAACAGTTTCCAAAATGGTCAGGGCTAGGGCCAAAAGGTCGAGGTTCTAAAGGTTGGTTTATTTATCCAACTATGCGCGCGTTGCAGCCAGAAATTATTGCAAAATGGGAAACTTCATTCAAGGAAATTTTAAAGGAGTGGTAAATGGTTGCGCAAAGTAGAACGCTAAAGCTGTCGATACTTGCTGACGTTGACCAACTCAAAAAATCCTTAAACAGTGCAAATGCTGACGTAGAAGGATCAAGCAACAAGCTTGGCGAATTTAGCAAAAAGGCTGGCGTTGCTTTTGCGGCCGCTGCCGCTGCTGCTGGTGCGTACGCAGTAAAGCTTGCAGTTGACGGAGTTAAGGCCGCGATCGAGGACGAAGCTGCACAGATCAGACTTGCCACATCTTTGAAAAATGCCACAGGTGCAACAAATGACATGATTGCCTCTGTTGAAAAGCAGATCCTTAAAACATCATTGGCCACAGGCGTTGCAGACGACAAACTGCGTCCAGCTTTATCTCGCCTTGCTTTGTCAACAGGAGACGTTACAAAGGCGCAGGATCTATTAAGTCTTGCGCTAGACATAAGCCAAGCGACAGGCAAGGGGCTGGACTCGGTCGCAAATAGTCTAGGCAAAGCCTATGACGGCAACACAGCAGCTCTTGGCAAATTAGGCATTGGGCTATCAGCAGCCGAATTGAAGGCAATGTCATTTACAGAAGTCCAGGGCAAGCTTTCAGATTTATTTGGTGGGGCGGCAGCGGCTAACTCAAAGACATTTGCTGGACGGCTTGAAATTCTCAAAGTGACATTCGAGGAAGCCAAAGAGTCAATCGGCGCGCGATTGCTACCAATCATTCAAGCTTTGGTTGAGTTTATTGTCAACAAAGTTGTTCCAGCCTTAGGCAAATTTGCAGACTTCTTTAAACCAATCACAGACGCAATCAAAGACAACAAAGCAGAATTCACAACATTTATTGACTTTATTCAAAAGTACGTCGTGCCGGTATTAGTCAACGTATTAGGCACAGCCTTCAAGGTTGTCGGTCAAATTGCTGGCGGAGTGATAAACGTAATTGGTGCAGTAATTGGCGGCCTTAATAATTTAATCGCTGGCGCTGTCTCAGGTATCAACGCACTTATTCGACTTTACAACTCAGTGCCATTCTTGCCTAACGTTTCACAAATATCAGCGCCGACTATAAACATTCCAACGGTCTCAGTGCCAAGCGTGTCAGCAACTAGCAGTGTGCCAACAATTAGTGTGCCAACCGTATCCGCCAAATCTGGTTCAACATCAACTGGCGGCGGCGTAAGCGCGGCGGCTGCTGGTGCAGCTATGGCCGCGACACCTTTTAGCACAGCTTTGACACCAGCGGCAGCTATCAGACGAGCTGAGGCAGCTAGTGGCGGCAACAACAGCGGCATAAATGTCACAGTAAATGGCGCGATCGACGCAGAAGGCACAGCGCGAACAATCGTCAATGTTCTCAATGATTCATACTTTCGCGGCACAGGTGGCGGCGGGACGCTCTTAGGAGCTAACAAGTGACCCAGTGGTCGCCAGTTTGGCGAGTCAAGATTGCTGGCGTAGATGTAACTGATTCAGTTCTAGCGAGCCTCAACATCACCTCAGGCCGCACAAATATCTATGAACAGGCACAGGCTGGTTATTGCTCGATTACGCTAATTGTCTTTGACCAAGTTGCTATTAACTATCAAATAAACGACAGCTTGTCGGTCGAGGTTCAGGATACGTCTGCCGTTTATCGACCTATTTTTGGCGGCTCGATTGTGGACATTGCTGTTAGCGTCTCAGAGGTCGGCTCGACCGCGTACACGCAAGAGGTGACAATTACCGCCTTGGGGGCTTTGGCAAGGCTTCAAAAGGCGCTCACAGACGGAGTGTTGACTCAAGATTTCGACGGCGATCAAATCTTGACGATCTTGTCAGAATTGTTATTGGCTCAATGGCAACAAGTACCAGCTGCGGAAACTTGGGCAGCCTATGATCCGACGACGACTTGGGCTACAGCTGGCAACGTAGGGCTTGGCGAGATAGATACACCGGGCAATTACGAGCTGGCACAGCGTTCATCATCTCGAATTGTTATTTATGACCTTGTAGCGGCTCTGGCAACTTCTGGCCTTGGTTATATCTACGAGGACGCAAATGGCCTTATTGGCTACGCAGACTCAACTCACCGTTCAATTTATCTTGCTACTTACGGCTATACCGATCTAACAGCCAACCATGCCCTAGGTCGAGGCATAACGATCAAAACCAGAGCGGGCGACGTTCGCAATGACATCACGATCAAATACAACACGAATAGCAACAACGAGGTAAGCGATACAGATCCAGACTCGATCAACACTTACGGCAATCTGTCGCAGATCATCACAACAACAATTAAACATACGGCAGACGCTGAGGATCAAGCAGCCTTTTACCTTGCTTTGCGAGCCATTCCAATTCCTATTTTTGACCAGATAACCTATGCGCTGACAAATCCAGAGCTGGACGACGGCGATCGAGACAGCCTCTTGGGCGTTTTTATGGGTCAGCCTGTAGCGATTAACAATCTGCCGACCAATATGGCTGGCGGTAGATTTCAAGGCTTTGTCGAAGGCTTTACGTTTAGAGCTAGTTACAACGAATTAGCGATCACTTTGCTTATGTCTCCACTGGCTTATTCTTTGCAAGCAATGCAATGGGGCGACGTGCCAGCGGCAGAAACTTGGACAAGCGTGTCGCCAACTTTGGAATGGGAATATGCGACAATCGTTGCATGATTGAAAGGACAATAAATGGCTAATCCAACCACCAACTACGGCTTTGTTATGCCAAGCCCGACAGATTTGGTCACAGACTTACCGGCGGACTTTGACGTATTTGGTCAAGCTGTAGATACTCAAATGCTCACCAATGCAAATGCTGCAATAGCGAAAACTATTGTTGACGCAAAGGGCGATCTAATTGGCGCAACAGCAGCCGATACACCGGCGCGCCTTGCAGTTGGCGCAAACAACACAGTTTTGACGGCAGACTCATCAACTGCAACAGGCCTTAAATGGGCTACTCCAACAGCAGTAAGCGGATTAACTTTAATTTCAGCAACCACCATTGGAACATCTGTTTCAACAGTAACAGTTTCAAGTGCTTTCAGTTCAACTTATGATAATTACTTCATCACAGTAAATGGTGGAACATCTGTAGCAAATGGAAATATTTTAATTCAATTAGGCTCAACGACTAGCGGTTATTTGGTCGCTGGTAATTATATGTCTTATACGAGCAATACAATAAATGGTTTTGCTACAGCTAGCAACGCAAACTGGTACGCAGGAAAACACTCAGCAGATGATTTGATGTTAGAAACAATTTTACATAATCCAAATCTTGCTAAAGTTACTACCTACACAGCCAGAGCCGCTGGTAATAACGGCGCAAGCGGTGGAATTACTAACTATCAAGGTTACTTGAACAACAGTACACAATATACTGCTTTTACTTTGATTTTTGATAGTGCTTGCACCGGCGGAACAATCCGCGTTTACGGTTATCAGAACAGCTAAGGATAAAAAATGACTAGACCACTTATTCAAATTGACGACGAAGTGCGTGAAATGAATAACAAGGAATTTGCCGAATATCAGGCAAGATTGGCTGAAACGGCAACAAAAGAAGCAGAAGCACAAGCCAAAGCGATTGCTAAAGCCGCACTACTTGAACGCCTTGGCATAACGGCCGACGAAGCGGCTCTTTTGCTGTCATGACTTATCCGCAAGGGACAGCCGCAGCTGTGATTGAAGTTGCACTTGCTGAGGTTGGCACGATCGAGCAAGGCGACAACCTGACAAAATACGGTAAATATACCGGCGCTGACGGCTTGCCTTGGTGTGGCAGTTTTGTAAATTGGTGCGCAAATGAAGCTGGAGTCAAAATTACCAGCATGGTCAGCACTGCTGCTGGAGCGCAGAAAATGAAGGATCTTGGCCGTTGGAAAGAAGCGCCGCAAGTAGGCGATCTTTGCTTCATGGACTTTCCACATGACGGAGTTGATCGAATAAGCCACATTGGCATTGTCGCAAAAGTTGGCCTCAAAAGTGTTTTATGTATTGAAGGCAATACCAGTGGCACAGGTGATCAGCGCAACGGCGGAATGGTCATGATTAAACAGCGGTTTTTGGGCAAAGAAATTGTCGGTTTTGGTAGGCCAAAATACGCAGAATATGCTGGAGAATTGCCACTTGTAGAGCTGCCAAAGGTAGCCAAAAAGGAGAAAACCAAGTGAACGAATTGAAGCCAATGTTGGCTAGTTATGCTCGATCATTTATTGCTGCAAGTCTTGCCGTCTATATGGCAGGTGTGACAGATCCAAAAGCCATTTTGTCTGCTGGAATAGCAGCTGTTGTTCCGGTACTCATGCGCTGGTTAAATCCTAACGATCAGGTTTATGGTCGCAAGTGACCAAAAAACTGCAAGCGGCAACGCTGGCGGTGTGCCTTCTGCTGGCGTTGTCGTCTTGTGGCTATCAAGGCTATACACGCTATCCATGCCAAGAATTCGAGAATTGGGAAAATGATGAATGTCAACGACCAAGGTGCGAAGCGCAAGGCGTCTGCACAGAGGACTTACTTGGAGACATTATTAAGCCACAGCCAAAA